TACAGACACTACTCGCCCAGCAACGACTACGACAACTTCTCAGACAGGAAAGAACTGAGATTGAGTTTCAGGAAGTACCTTGGTGTATCTAAAAAGATGTGTGATGAACAAAACAAAATATTACTAGAAAATGAAAATTTAAGACAAGAGTTAGAAATGCTTAAAGTTTGTCAAAGATATGCAGACAGACCATTACCCCCACAATTTGCAACCGTAGAAAAACATTGTAAAGGTTTAAGAGCAAGACCAGTAAGAGAAAAATCAGATGAGTCTTTGTGGGATGAAATGAAAAATGATTATATTAAAGTAAATCCTGACGCTAATATATACAACAAAGATGGTCGTAAAAAGTTGGTAATACCTAATGAAGAAAATATGTCAGGTCCTTTACCTGAACCTAACTCTAAATAAATCTACTAAAAAGTGATATAAATAGTAGTATGACAACAACTGACGCATTATCAAGACAACCAACTAAACTAGATTTAGCTGCTCCAACGCAGTTTAAATTTTCTATTATCAAATTGCCTAAAGTAGAATACTTTTGTACGGCTGCTAATATACCCTCTATTAATTTAAATGATATTAAACAACCTACTCCTCTTGCAGATATACCTGTACCAGGAGAAAAGATTACTTTTGGTGACCTAGAGTGTACGTTTATGGTAGATGAGAATTTAGAAAACTACCGAGAGATACACGGTTGGATGATGGGGTTAGGATTTCCAAAGTCAAGAACACAATTCGCAGATTTAATCAAAGCAGGTGCTGATAGATTTCCTTTGCAAGGTTCTAGTCAAAAAATTACAGACCCCGGTAAGGTAACAGGTGGTGCTACGCCAATGGGTCCTGCTTTTTCAGACGCAACTTTAAACGTATTATCTAGTAAAAATAGACACAATATTGAAGTACGTTTTAGTGATGTTTTTCCTATTAGTTTGTCAGGACTAAACTTTAATCAACAAGCTGATGATGTAGCATATCTATCGGCAACGGTTACATTTAAATATAAGATATACGAATTCGCTGTAAAAGGTGGAAGAACTTTAGATACAATAAGTTAAACCAGACTTTACTTTTTGAGTAAATTATGATAGATTGGATACATTATGGATTTAGAAAAACTACAAGAACAAGTTGATAAAGATTTAAAATTAAACGATACTGAATTAGATTTAGAATCTTTAAAAACACCTCAATTACACAACACATATATGAAGCACTTGACAAAGTATAAACTTATGTTAAGTAGAGCTGAGTCTGAACTTCACTCTATTAAAAGAGAGAAGTGGGAATATTATACAGGCAAATCAGACGCTTCAGTATATGCAAAGAAACCTTTTAACTTTAAATTATTAAGACAAGACGTTGACAAGTATCTTGATTCAGATGAAGATATACAACGTGCAAAACAAAAAGTAGATTACTTACAAACCACCACAGATTTTTTAGATAAAACTATTAGACAAATTTCAAATAGAACCTTTACAATAAAAAATGCAATTGAGTGGCGTAAGTTTACTAGCGGCGCTATTTAATGACCAATGTAAGATACCTTATCATTGATAAGAAGGATGATGTTTACCTAAAAATTGAAGCTGATGATTCTATTCGTAGAGAGTTAGGAGAATTCTTTACGTTTGAAGTACCAGGTTTTAAGTTTATGCCTCAATATAGGGCAAGACAATGGGACGGTAAAATTAGATTATTCTCTTATCAAACAGGACAGATATATGCTGGTCTTTATCTTTACATATTACAATGGTGTAAAGACAATCAAATAGAAGTAGTTGACGGAACAAAAATTACTGAAACAAAGGTTGATGATAAAAAAGTTGATAAGTTTATTGAAGCCTTAAAGATACCTTTCAAAGTTAGAGATTACCAGAAAGAAGCATTTGTATATGCAACAAGAACAAATAGGTGCTTGTTATTGTCGCCAACTGCCTCTGGTAAATCTCTGATAACTTATCTATTGGTAAGATTTAATATATTAAGATTAAAAGAAAACAAGAAAAAAATATTAATTATTGTACCAACAACATCATTGGTAGAACAATTGTTTAAAGATTTTAAAGATTATGGTTGGTCGCCTGAAAAAAATGTACATAGAATATATCAAGGTCACGAAAAAGAAACAAACAAGTCTATTATAATATCTACTTGGCAATCTATATACAATCAACCTAAAAAATGGTTTCAACAATTTGGTATGATTATTGGTGATGAAGCACACTTATTTAAAGCAATATCATTAACAAAGATAATGACCAAGTTAGTAAAATGTCCATATAGAGTAGGTATGACAGGTACTTTAGATGGTAGTAAAACACACAAACTAGTATTAGAGGGGTTGTTTGGTGCTGTAAATAAGGTAGTATCCACAACGGAACTTCAGGAGAAGGGAAAACTAGCTGACCTCAAAATATATTGTTTGGTCTTACAACACGGTAAACAAGAAAGAGAATTTATTAAAGGTAAAACATATCAAGAAGAAATGGACTTTTTAGTCTCTCACGAAAAGAGAAATAAGTACATAAGAAATTTGGCCTCTGGCCTACAAGGCAATACACTATGTTTGTTTCAATATGTAGAAAAACACGGAAAGGATTTGTATGAAGCAATTAAAGATAAGGCTACTGATAAACAGGTTTTTTACGTTTATGGTGGCGTTGATACCGAAGAAAGAGAACGTATTAGAGAACTTACAGAAAAGTCTGACAACTCTATTATCGTTGCGAGTTATGGGACTTTCAGTACCGGCATTAATATTAGGAATTTGCATAACATTATTTTTGCTAGTCCTAGTAAATCCAGGATAAGAAACTTACAATCAATAGGTAGAGGTCTCCGATTAAAAGATAATAATTCACACGCAACTTTATATGATGTTGCAGACGATTTAACTTATAATGAAAAGGAAAACTATACTTTGGCACACTTTAGAGAACGGATAAATATATACAGCGGCGAAGACTTTGATTATGAAATTCACAACGTAGAGATAGACAATGCACCAAGAGATTAAAGATAATAAAACTAATATAAAGTTAATTAAATTAATAAATGGTGATGACATAGTTTGTCATTTACCGGAGAAAGATACTCAACTTCCGGATAACTCACCACTATTAAGATTAGAAAAGCCTTTACAGGTTAAGTATATACCTCAATTCACACCTGGTGGATTTAAGGATTATATTGCTTTGATTCGTTGGGTAAACTTTTCACCTGATAACATAATTACTATACCTAAAGATAAAATTATGACTATCGCCGGTGCTACAAAAGAAATGGCAGGTCAATATGCGATTATCTCTAAAGATTATCACACTCTTCGGCCTCCGAAAGAAGATAAGAATTATAAGTCTGAAAAATTAAGCGATTTGGACTCTAAAAAATTAAGAGAGATATTTGAAGAATTTGATGATGATGAGGAAGATAAAACTATCCATTAATAAAGGTGTTCTTGAAGACGCTACACCGCTCATTATACATAGGAATTTTCAATTGTCAAGTGTGAAATGAACATTGACATTTATTATTAAATAAGATAGTATGAGGATATTATGGCAAGACAAAAATCAAAACCCGAACATTACGTAAACAACAAAGATTTCTTAGCCGCTATGGTTGAGTATCGTAAGTCTGTTAAAAGAGCTGAAAGAAAAAAAGAAGCAAAACCACCAGTTACCGATTATATTGGTAGTTGTTTCTTAAAGATAGCGAATCATTTATCATACAGACCTAACTTTATTAATTACACATATAGAGACGATATGATTAGTGATGGTATAGAAAATTGTTTACAATACCTAGACAACTTTAATCCAGAAAAATCAAATAATCCATTTGCTTACTTTACACAAATAATATATTACGCTTTTATTAGACGTATTCAAAAAGAAAAGAAACAAACTACAATCAAACAAAAGATGATTGCAGATGGTAATTATGATGATATGACTTTACATCCAGGTGAAGATAGAGAATTTAAAAATCAGTTTTCTGAATATTTAAGACAAAATTTACCTAAAGAAGAAGCACCAGTAGAAGATAAGAAACCTAAAAAGGCAGTTAAGAAAAAGAAATAATGAAAATAGCGTTGTTAAATGATACTCACTTTGGTGTGAGAAATGATAGTCCAGCTTTCTTAAAATATCAAAATAGATTCTATGATGAATTGTTTTTTCCATATTTAAAAGAAAACAATATTACTACACTTATACATCTAGGTGATGTAGTTGATAGAAGAAAGTTTATTAACCACAATACAGCACATAACTTTAAAAAGAAGTTTTGGAATAGATTAGAAGAATTAAACATTGATACTCATATTATCATTGGTAACCACGATACTTATTATAAGAATACAAACGAAGTAAATGCCTTACAAAATTTAGAAATAAACAAAGGTGCTAAAGTCTATACACAAACAACCGAGGTTGAGTTTGATAACTTGCCTATCTTATTCATACCTTGGATTTGTGATGATAACGAAACTGATTCGG